TCCCCACTGGGTACTAAGCTATCCCAACGGCTATCCAGTGGCCCCATATGTTTCCGATACCTCTTTGAATGCGTCTGCCACTTACTTTGAATTTTGTATTATCTAGGAAATTCATTGCCAGTACCAAAGGGTCTCCCTCAGTATTGGTGTCATTACCCGATATGCTGAACACAGTCCGGAACGCTATTGGGAAAGTGACATCGCTGTTATAAGCTAAATTGTATAAAAGTCCCCACTGGGGAGTTATTTTAATAATTCTATGGTTTTACGCAGTTCACGAATAGTTTTATGCGTGTATACCCTAGTGGTAATATCGCCTTGTTTATGGCCTAGTAAGGAGCGTAACGTGTTAGGTGGCGCAACCGGATCAAGTAGACTTGCGAATGTGTGCCTGGTATCGTGGATAGTGTGCTTGCAGTTAAGATGCTTCATCACATCATGGAAATGCTTACGGAATGATGTGTAGCTGATAGTGAATAGGTAATCGCTAGTATGTAGTTGCTCTATTATAGGCATGATGCGGTGATGAATAGGAATAATACGACCTTCACCGGCTTTTGTTTTAGCGTGTCTCACAATAAGGTATGATGATCGTCTATTGATATCCTGCCTACGTAAATTAAGTAGCTCACCTATGCGGAGCCCTGTGTAGAGCAGTATTAAAATCATGCGAGAATAAGATGTATCTATCGCCCATAATTTGTTGATTTGTTGGCGAGTGAATACTCTTCTTCTAATTGTTGGCACATTGGAGCCTAGATTTAAGTGTAAGGCGTAATTAGTGATAGGATAATCTTGTATAATAGCGTAATTAAATAATTGATTAAGTAATGTACGGACTTTCTTACATGATGAGTAGGAAAGTCCTTTTACGTGCATGGAATTAATCATATTTTGGAGGTGCTGAAAATGAATATCCGTGATAGGCATATCCGCTATGTTGGATATGTGTTTAAAGGCAATGTGATAAGACTTAATAGCACTCTTAGAAACAGATTGTGAGTGAATCGGCAACCACTCGTTAAATAGTTGCCTTAATGTAATGATATTGCGTTGCATACGTTTTAATATAACAAGGTGACGGCGCATAATTTAACCTCCGAAAGGATATTAATATGAATCAATATATATTTATTTTAAATGAGATGGGCGAGAGAATTACGTCCATTGTGGATAACACAGTAACAAAAGAACAGTTGTTAGCAATTGCAAAAGAACAATGGCCAGATGCTGCCGATTACATTTACTCCGAAGACGGTGACAACATGCTTGACGAGTTTATGAAAGGCAAATTCTATGTAGACGGCAAGTTCGTTGAACCGCAAGCCAAAGAGCCAACAAAGGCGGAAAAAATCGCTGAAATTAGAAATTATTACAATGGGCGTTTTGAAACACTAGAACAAATGGTGTTAAGACGTCGATTGATTAACGGCGATATTACCGACTTGCAAGAACAGTTTAAGAAGTTAAATCAAGAAATGTTATTAAAAATTAAGGCGGTGAAATAATGGAAGCGTTCGAAATTAAAAGTGATGTTCCTGTAATGAAGTTTTGTGAATTTTGCTACGCAACGTTAAATGAAGATGGCACTTGCCCCACAGAGGGCTGCATCCATAATGACTTAATGGAATTGGACGAGGTGCGTGAAGATGAAACTACCGGTCCTACACAACTTTAATGTGATTAAAGGAGAAACAATTACTCTAAATGTTGGGTATACCAATATGGTAGATAGTGAAAGCCTATTTGCATGTGTTAGAAAATATCCAACAGATGAGGAGTACAAGGCAAAGTTTGATATATCTGTATCTCAAGATGGGGTAGAAGATGATGAGCTGTGCAAAATCATTTTATCTTTGGACACAGATACATTAAGCCGTGGTAAGCACTACTGGGATTTGTTTTTGTGGAGTGGTAATAAGCCTATCAAATGTTTAATAAAAGGTGAAATCACAATATGTGAAGGCGTTAGCAATAGGGGGAAATAATATGAGTGATGAAAATATTCATATAAAGTCTAATGATGATGATAAAATCATTGTCAAAGATAATACCCAAATTATTAAATTGCAAGGGCCGAAGGGTGAACCAGGACAGCAAGGGCCTCCTGGTCCTCCTGGACCTCCAGGCGAACCTGGCCGAAATGGTATTGACGGACTAAACGGCGAACAAGGGTTACCGGGCATTCAAGGACCGCCTGGTAAAGATGGAAAGTCATTTACTTATGACATGTTCACATCGGAGCAATTAGAGGCCTTAAAAGGCCCTAGGGGGGAACAGGGTCCTCCTGGTACTAGTGCTAATGTAGATTTATCAGCCTATACAACTAAACAAGATGCTGAAAATCTTTATCTAAAAAAGGTTGATATAAGAAACTACCTTACTATGCTAGGAGACCCTAAGTATGCACTTAAAGAAGAGTTAAATAACTATTTGTCTAAAACAGATGCCAACAATAATTATGCTCAAAAAGGCTGGGCAACTCAAACATTCGCCTATAAGAACGATTTAGGTACTTTTATTAAAAAGAACGAGATTGCTCAATATGCGTTAACGCCTGGTGATGCTTCTAGTCGTTACGTTAATAAATTAGAGGGGCAGTCGTTCGCTCAAAAATCTGAATTAAGTGAGTATGTTAAGAAAGCAGAAATTAATCAGTACACATCAAGTACACAAGGGCCACCAGGGCCTAAAGGGGAACCTTTTAAATATTCTGACTTCACGCAAGACCAACTTAATGCACTTAAAGGGCCAAAGGGTGATAAAGGAGAACCATTTAGATATTCTGATTTTACAGCGGAACAACTACTGGCATTAAGAGGCCCTAAAGGAGACCCTGGAAGCGGTGGTGGACAAGTAACTTCACAACCAATCCAAATATATGAAGTTGTTTGGGGAAATGCTATAGCCAGTAATCCTGGCTCAGATAGAGGATATTTAGCGTTCGACCCTTTAACCGGTTGGGGGTACTTGCATTTTGATTTTAAATTAAAAAACCATTCAGGCAATGGCGGTATGGTTGCATCGCTCCCACCGGATGCACCAGTTGCAGTAAGGCTAATAGAAAGAAGCGTTGATGTAAATAACAATAGCATTTATGTTGAACGAAATAGTCGTATAATTAAGGGCTGGGGTGTACCAGCGAACATGCGGTATATTATTGATATTATTGGTTATTGGAGAAAGGTGTAATAGATGTGGACTTGGCAGTTTGAGTTGAACGACATCTTAACCACTCTTACAATTGTAGGTGTGGTTGCAGGTGCCGGATATAGATTGTTGATTATTCCGTTGTTACAACAGTTAGACTCACAACGGATGCAGGATAATCTTATATTTCAAGAAAAATGGGGTGTTCTTACTGACACGCTTAAAGATTTGAAAGATGAAATTAAATTATCACGTGCAGAGCGCATTAAAGCTGAGAGCAAGCAAGTATTGTTGTCAGCAAAAGTTGAAGCCTTAGAAGTACGTGTTGATGATATAAAGGAGGAATTGCATGACCATACCTCCAAAGCTCATTAATTCAATAAAAAAATCATACAATTCTATAAAGATAGCCAATATTCATCCAACAGGGATGTGGGCAACAAGGGCGCTAGTACTAACAATGCTAGTGCCTATTTTATTGGTAGTAGCAGAATATGTAATGGTGTTCAGTGAAGGGAATGTTTCAGATGATATGAATAAATTGATTAATGTAGGCATTAATATCATAGATCATATATTCATACCTTCTGTTCTAACTGCACTTGTAGGCTTCCTTGCATTGTGGATTGATAAGGACGGAAACGGCATACCAGATAAATTAGAGGAACAACCAAAAATACCACCATTACCAAATATTACAGAAAGGAGTGATAAAAAGTGAGAAAAGGGTTTGATATTTCAGCATGGCAAGAAGATTATAACGGCAATCCTTATTTTAATCTTGAACGAATGGAACAGGCTAAAGCAGAAGGCAATGAATTTGTTATTATTAAGCTAGGTGAAGCGTATAATGTGGATGAATATTTTGAAGAACATATGACTGCAGCATTAGAAGCAGGCTTGGAAGTAGGTGTGTATTACTTTAGCCATGCGTACACAGAAGCCACAGCAGTACAAGAAGCAGAATGGGTAATCAATACATTAAATGCATATGGGTATACTGATTGGCATCTACAAGCTGGCATTTGGTATGACTATGAAGAACACACTCAACTACGTGCATATATTAATGCTGACGCACTTACATCTCAAGATATGACTAACTGCATGAGCAGATTTGTAAATAGATTATGGCAAGCAGGATTTAATAATGTGGGCATCTATAGTGGGTATTCCTTATTGTGGGATGAAACATATGCATATAGTCAGATGCCAAGCGTTCCTGTATGGTGCGCACAATATGGCTCAACAGAATGTGACTATCCAGATGTTAAGATTTGGCAATACAGTGACAGTGGATATGTAGCAGGTGCAGAAGTAGATGTTAATTATATGTATTAGGGGGTAAATATGTATGAGAAAGTCAAAACTACAATTAATGGTATTAACTATCGTTATGCTGTTATCGGTATTATTGTGTTCATCTCTATCTTTTGCATCTGGTACATCTTCCATGAACCAACAGGAAGCAACGATAACAATACCCTTAACACAGTGGAACGAATTGAAAGCAAACAACGAGAAAGCCTTGAACTTAATCGAAGTATCCAGCGTTCCATTGACAGAAGCACAGAACTTAGTAATGAAGCAAAAGAACGAGTTGACCGAAGCACACAATACAATCAACAAATTGGAGAACGAATTGACACAAGCAAAGCTTCAATCAATGAAGCAAGAGATTACCTTAAACGAAATGCAGAACTCTTTGACCGAATTGAAAGGGCAAATAGATAATGACAAGAAAACCATTAAACGCTTGCGGATGCAACGAAATATATCACAAGTGTTAAGTGGTGGTGCAATTATAGGGGTAGCGTTCAAACATTAAGGAAGTGATCCAGTTTATCTCCATAGCGTGTAATGGTGGATACACGCAACTATAAATAAAAGAGCCTACTAACCTAGAATAAATCTATGTTGGTAGGCTCTTTTTTTGTTTGTAAAAATCAAAATAAATACTTGACTTTATACACGATAAAGGGTATAATATAGACATAGGGAAGGAGGTGAAGCCGTTGAAGAAGTTAAGGAAGATAATAAAAAAGTGGCTACCGTTAATAACCGCACTTATCCAACTAGCAATCGCGATAAAACAGTTATTAAATCAGTAACCACAGGGGCTCGAAAGAGCCCCAATCTTCCTAACTATTATACCAATGGCAGACATATGATTTCAAGACTAACTTTAATAATTAGTATTATTGCCTTTGTATTATCTGTCTATAATTTATTAGTAATATCAGGAGTACTATAATGAAACTAGATGATGTAATGACAACACAAGAAGCGGCAGAACGGTGGAATGTTACTGCTGATGCATTGAAACAGAATTGTAGGGGCCGTGTAAAGAATGGATTTAAAGAAGGCGAATTTAGAAAGTCTGGGAAAATGTGGCTTGTAACAAGGCAAGGACTGGAAAGGCTATATGGTAAAGAGGGCACTAATTCATAACAAAACAAATATTCTAATAACATGATCTGATGTAGGGCTTTTTACATAGGGGCATAAAAAATAACGTTTGCCCCTTATTTGCCCCTTTTAAAAATGTAGAGTTTAAATAATATAGTAATCGTGCAGAGTGTTGAATATAAGCCCTCAATCCGCACCATTCTTATTGACTATTTAACAGATTGTAACGAATTGTAACAAACTGTAACAGATAAAGCATTTACAAGGATATTTGAAAGATAAAGAGTAACAAATTGTAACGCATTGTAACAACAATTTGCCCCTTTATTGCCCCTTTTAAAAACAAATATTTGCCCCTTTTATATGAGGGTTGAAAAAAGCCACTGCACAGATGATGCGGTGGCTCATTTTTTATTTATTTGCAAGTACTTTACCCATATTAGTGATTGCTGCATTTACTTCTTGTTTCATTTCATCTGTTACATGTGTATAAATAGCAAGTGTAGTACGTGGTTCATTGTGGCCAACACGTTCCATAATAGCTTTTAGAGGAACATTAGATTCAGCAAGAATAGAAATATGAGTATGTCTAAAGGTATGGGTGCTTACTGGTTTTGGGAAACCAAGTTTTTTTATAGTTCTATTTACATAATGTAGATCATATGGCAAACCACCATCAGTAACAAAGATATAACCGAGGTCAGCAAATTTAGATTTCCATAATCGCCTTGCTTGATTGGCGGTTATAAAGTGATTAATAATTTGTATAGCCCTTGCATCTAATTTTACCTTACGAATAGAATGAACATTCTTTGGTGGAAGGCGCATAGCAGGGTCAGAAAAGCTACCACGATTAGATAAAGTAGCGTTTACATCTATTTCCGCATTTTCTGCATCGTAGTCTTCAGTGCGTAACGCCACCATTTCACCAAATCTAAGACCAGTTAAAGATTGAAATTCACATAATAGGGATACATGATGATTGATAGTATCTAATTGTGATAGTAAATCTTTTAGTTCATCTTTAGTTAGAAATTTAGAGCGCTGTTTCTTGATGCGGTCTACATCCGCTACTGGTTTTTGTAATTCGATATTATCTAAGAATGAAATATCACGAATATATTCCATGCGCCTAGCATACTTTAATGATTGTCTAATAAGACTAAGGGCCAGTTTCGTATAATTGTAGGAATACTGGCAAGCAAATTTATCAAACGTGCTTTGGATAATGTATGGTGAAAGTTTAGAAAGTAATATATCAGCAGGAAACCATTTCATAATCTGTTTGTGTAGATTATCCATACTATATTGTGTAGATGATTTTCTAAATGCACGCTTTGATTCTAAATATTCAGATACAACATCATTCAATGTCATATCTTTTGCAATATCTGTATTAGTGGCCAAGTCAATTTTATTTTGTAATTCAGCTTGTGCGATTTTGTAGGCTTGTCTACTATTACTATTTAAGGTAACAGATATTCTTTTTGTTTTACCGCTATATGGATCTATATAACGTTCTTGAAACTTATACTTAGTAATACCAGCTTTGGTAGTTACGGTTTCACACCACATGAAAAATACCTCCTAGGCTAAAAAATGGTATAAGAAATAAGCCTTAGAGGTATGGTATAATATAAATATGCGGTGTCTCTAAGGCATCAAGCCTCTATCTAGTAGTAGCTAGATAGGGGCTTTTTTATTTTGTCTAATATTTTTCTGTATATTGGACTATTTAAAAATATAGTCCAATATAATGAGATATATTGGACTATAAAAATATATAGTCTAAAAAAGATTAAAATATTAGACTTAACTATCTATAATACTTAATAATTTTGGACAAATAAATGTTCTGTTTTTAGCTTTATCTGAACTAATTAAAATATCTTGATCTACCATTTTATTCAAAAGTGTAAATACAGTTTGCTTACTAGCATTGATTTCTTCGATAAGTTGTTTACTTGTAAATATAGGATGCTGAAAAATAAAGTCTAAAATCGGAATGAAGTAATATGATTTTATAGAATCACCTAAAGATTTAAACTGTTCATATAAAGCTAAAATATTTAAAGCTTTCTTGGTATTGTTATGAGATTCAGCAATTATGCCACTTAGGAAAAAATAAATCCAAGATACCCAGTTATTACTTTTAGAAATATTGGCTAAATTATGAATATACTCATCACGATTACGTTCGAAATAAGAGCTCATGTAGAATATGGGAGATGGAATAATTCCACGATAATAAAAGAATAGAGGAATTAGCAATCTGCCTATACGTCCATTACCATCTTCAAATGGATGGATCATTTCAAATTGTGCATGAATAATAGCTGCTTGAATTAATGGATTTATCTCATCATGGTGGAAATACATTTCTAGATTAGACATATAAGAATCTGTTAGTTGTGGAGAAACAGGTGTATAAGAAATAAAATCATATCCACCGATATAGTTTTGTAGTTTTTTAAAAGCACCAGGATGTTTTGTAGACCCACGAACATTATCTAGGAGAATGGCATGCATTTCTTTAATAATTTTTATTGTTAATGGTTCTTTACTATTGGGATTTGATAATTGATTATATGGTGAAATAGTATCTAATGCATGTTTTAATGCAGAACGATAATTTAGAATTTCTTTTAACTCATCATCTTGAATATCAGTTTGGTTACCAGCTTCATGATTAAGAATATCTTCAAGCGTTGCGTGAGTACCTTCTAATTTAGAAGATAACACGGCCTCTTGTGTAGTGATAGGTGATAAAAGCAAAATAGGATTCGGCGTATTAACTAAAAAGCCTTTATATTCACCTAATGCCATATTCGCCTCGGAAGATAGTTTAATTAATTCAGGAGTGAGTAAATTAAAAGTATCAAAAGGTAAACGTTCAGGCTCATATGGTGGTGGTGCAGATCTACGCAATTCTACAAGCCTTTCATCCGTAATATTAGACATAAAATATAACTCCTATAAAATAAGCAACATAATATAATTGGAAAGTTTTACAGTATATGATGATAAAAATCAATAGTTTCTAACATATCATCTGTAAGTTCTTTCCGTCTTACCATATGTTCAATTAAATTAACATGATGATCTATATGAAAATCATCATTAATGATATGCAGCAATTCATGCTTTATTTCGTTACGCATATCTTCAAATGACATATTTTTACGAATATAAATGTTGTGTACACCTTCATCTTCCCCAGTTGATGAAATGGCTTTCACATTAGGAATATCACACTCAATAATATTAACAACCACTCTCTAACATCCCCCATTACAAGTTTATTTGTGTTTAAGTTTGAGTAATTCTATATATTCTACAGCTTTTTCCATATCTTCCTTTGAGATGCCACGAGATGCGGAGAATAACATACGCATTTCTGGACGAGTGCGAAGCATTTCCGCATATTCTGCAGTATCTTTATTTAAATAATACTCTTCATCTGTAGACTGGGTTAAAGACTCCATTTGCTCTGTAGTAATACCAAGGCCTTTGCAAATTTTAATTACATTGTCAATTGATGCACCGCCCACATTTTGTAAGATAGAGCGCAATGTACTATATGGCATATCAATTCTTTGGGCAAAACCTTTAACAGTATCAATTTCCGCTATGCGTGCTTTTAAAAATTCTTCTCGTGTCATAGTTAAACTCCTCTATATATTAACTATATATACATATACTATCATTTGTAAAACGAAATATCAATATTTAAATACGAAATATCATATATAAACAATAGTTAAACGAAATATCACATAACTTAAATTGGACAAATGCGAAATATCGCACTATAATAAAAGCATAATCAATGCGAAATATCGCACCAATAAAAAGGAGGTGAAAAATATGTATGCTAATTTATTGGCAGAAATTGCAAGAAAAGGGTGGAATAAAAAAGTATTAGCAAAAACGCTAAAGTGGAGATATGCAACATTAATTGACAAATTAAATGGGAAATATCCACTTACACTTGAAGAAGCGTTGAAGATTAAAGATACATTAGGCACAGATTTGCCAGTAGAAACTCTTTTTTTAAACAATAACACGAAATATCATACTTTTATAAAGAGGTGAAATCAAATGAAAGAGAAAAAGTAAAATGCCCCAAATGTAATGTGGAAGTAATTGATGGAAACTTCTGCGAACATTGTGGGGCGAAATTAAAACAAGTATGTGATTGTTGGGTGTTAAAGAAAAAATACAATTGTGGCTTTGATGAATGCAAAGGTTACAAGTTGTTAATTGATCGTATCAAGGTGAAATCAAATGAAGAAAATCAAGGAGGTTTAGTAAAGATGATTATCAAGATTGAATTAGATAAAGACTTAAAAACCAATGAAGTAATTAGTATTAATGTAGTCAAGTCAGAAAATGAAATCATTGAGGGCAAATTATTTGAAGTAGATGAAATTAGTAAAGCTGAAATTAATGAAAAAGCGCCAACCCAAGAATAGGTCAGCGCTAATTATTAACTAATGGTATAACGTCTCCAAGGAATTCGGCTTGGATGAATATTGCTTAAGAATTTTACTATGTCTTTACGCCCATAATATTGAGGTACCCCATGAATATCTTGTTCCATGAGTACGGTGGGGATATTACCAAAGAAACGAGAAAAGTAAGAAAGTGCATCTTTTTTCTGTAAAGAATTTGACAAGGTGCCACGTTTTACAACGGCAATTGCAAAAGTAACACCTTGCTCTTTAATTACAGCACCATCGAATGTAGTAGACATATAATCACCTCCTTTCTAAAACCAAAATCACGGAATTGAGCGATACCAGAGGATTTCGCTAATTGAAGCATTGGGTTATTAGCTACATTTTGAGCTAATGCTAATGCTCCTTGTGTTTGAGAATTAAGGTCAAAAGCTTTTGCAAATGGAGTATTTGCAGAAGATTGAATCATAGAAATAACTTTATTTGTATTTTTAAGAATTTCTAATTGTGGTTGAACCACCAAGATGTTATCGCAAAGGCTTTTTATCCTTTACATCTACTTGTTACCAAGTAGTTCAGCATATGTCATTATCCTATCAAAAACATTATACATGAATAAATGATGAAAATAAAACAAAGAGGTGAAATCAAATGAAAGATTTAAGACAACCAATGAACAGCGCTCAACTATATCAAGTGAAAGAGTCATATAAAGATCCAATTGTAATGGAAGTGATTTCCTTATTAAAACAAAAAGAAGGACTTACATATGCAGGAGCAAATGAAATCCTTCTTAGTGTATCTACTGTATTAGAGTATGAAGCTACTTATCTTTCAAAGTTACCGTTACAGAAAGAACAGTAATAGGTTCATCTTCATCAACAAATAAGTATGGCACTTGGTGATTAGAACATAAGAAACGAACATTATTTAGAGTATTAGGAAGCTTTGAAAGTTGTTTTTTATCAGAATTAGCGATGAAGTCAACATTTAGAAATAGGTTCAAGAAAAATGTTATGTCCTTAGCAAGCCAACTGATTAAGGAATTACGAATATTGTGCGTTTGTGGAAGTGGCAATAGTTTAAGTAATTCGTCATGTTCGATTAACTCAAGAGGTTTTAGTTCGAAACGATTTTTATAATCTGGCGGAATGATTGGGCCGTATGGATTTTCACTATAAAGCAATGATTTACATGTAATCAATTCACCATGTAACTTACAAAGAAATTCGACTTCATAGAAGTTATCAATAGTAAGTGTTTTATAGATTGCAAATTCTAAAGCTTGTAACTCTTTAATTGTTTTAGTCATAAATTCACCTCCTTTCAGAGTAATTATAGCACTAGGGAAGGCGATACGAAGGAGAAACAAATGAAAGAAATTAAAGAACTAATTAAAAACAGACTAAAAGAGGTATTAACAGTCCCACATAAAGATGATGTAGATGAACAATTGCGTTCACATGCAGTAAAGACATATATCAGCTCAATCATGATGATAGATGACTATATGAAAGAAGAGCAAACCAATAAATATTTGGTCCACAGGATTAATCTAAATCGTTAAGAGGAAAGAGCAATGGAAAAGAATAGTAATGCATTAATGAATGAGATGCGTAAAGAGGTTAGTCAAATACGAATTGTTAAATTAATTGAAGCTAAGAAAATTATTAAAGAAGTAATACATTATGATCCAATTGAAAAATCAAAACATAAAACAATAGTTAACATGATTGATGAAGCAATTGTGGATGAACTGAAAGTTCAAGCAAACCCTATAAATCAACCTACAAATAAAGTAGAAATCATTATTAATCCTAAGCTAAGAGAACATATGAAGTTAGCGCTAGATAGCAACTCATTAGAGCATGACAACAGATTAACTATTGATGAGGCTGTAAATAATTTAGCAAATACATTTGTTCAAATGCAAAGCATTATGGATAGAGTTGCAATTAAAGATGCTTGGTATACGAAAGCATTTGGGGATGAAGTAGAAAATGCCCTTATTACAATGGCTGTAATAAAGGCATTTGGAATTGGTAAACAATCTGAACGTTATTTAGGCATTGTTAAGAAGGTTGTAAGAGGACTAGAGGGCGTATAAATGGATAGAAAAAAAGAGCCACATAATGCGGCTCAAAAAAAGTGGATTATATTTAGATATTTTAATGCTTTGAAATACAACAAAGACCAATCGCTAGAGGAAACATTACAAGACATAAGATATTGCACAAGAGTTAACCTAGGAATGTTTGTGATTGCAGTAATACTAACGATTTTAAATATTACGAGAATATAAAGGTTAATATTGCAATTATTATTGTTGTAAATATACCAATACCAGCTAACCATGCAGCAAATTTACCATATTTAGCAGATTCCTTTGAAATACGAAGACTTTCTTCTGCAAGTTGTAATGCATGATTTTCTTTTTCCAATTGATGCAAGAAATTTAAACCGGATACGGTTAGTTGAAATTCATCAGAATCATCAAAATAATAAGGTGCATAAAAATCTTTTGGTATAGTTACAAGTTTAAAGTAGGACTGTATTAGAGAGGTAGTATTAGAGATTGCAGATATACGATCAATAGAATAAAAGGGTGGTTCAACTTTCTTTTTTGGAGTGTTGAATAAATACAATTGGAGAGTTGCATCGTTTAATATGGATACTTCTGCTTTTAATTCAGCGTAAGTTTTTGAATTCCTATTAATGAATAATATTAATTTTTCTAAATTTTCATTGGTTAGATAATGAGCGTGTGAATCAAAGGAATCAAGTTCTTCTTTATAGTTTAAATACTCTTGTTCAATAGATTTTTGCGATAAATGAAAATTAGAAATCGGTAATGCTTTCATAATCCCTATATTTTTTTGAATGGCATTACTAATAGATTCGGATTTTTTTAATAAGTCATTAGTGGGTTTCATAAAAGACCTCCTTTTAAATAATTATAGCAATAAGAAAGGATTAATAAAATGGAAAGTGTTCAACCAAAATATGTTCCTATTAGCACACTAGCTAAGATATGGGGACGGAGCAAGATGTATATCTATAGAAGAATAGATATGATCCGCAATGAAGGTAGATTTAATGAAATCTGTATGCAACTAGGACCACAACAAACGCTGGTACATGTAGATAAATTTGAAGCATGGATGAAAGGGCAGCACATGAAGTGGCTAAAGGGGGCATAGAAGATGAACATTATAAATCTAATTACAACCGTGCAATGGTGCTTGGGAATATTGGGGTTAGGACTATATGGAGGAATTGAGCAAGCAGAAGGCTGGCAAATATTAATCAATATGGTTTTAACACTAACAACTGGCATCACAATTTGGATGTTAGGCAGGGTTAAGGAGGTGATAAAACATGAAAGACAAAAGAGAAAAAGCACTAGATCTACTAAAAACATATTTAATGTTTGATGATGAAGAAATGCAAGTTTTAAGGGAACACATTACATCAATCAGCGTAAGCAATAAAAGTGCAAGTTTAGACTTTACTATTCTTGCTAATGGATGCGCTATTTTTGTTAAGCGAAAGACAGGGGAATATGTATTACGCATAACAGGTAAAGGCCCAATTAAAGAAAACAAAGTATATCTTGCATTAAGGGCAAGAGAAATACTGCTTGATGCGGTGATGAATAATGAGTAGACACTGCAGCATATGTGATGAGTGCAATAAAAAAGGCCATGCCTACATACACTGTAGACAGGCCAAAGGGATTATATGTATGGAACATTGCGATGCATGCCAATATTTAGAGATTGAACAAGGTGACATGCATTGCAATTATCCTAGGCAAAAAGAAAAGGCTACTAATTAAAGTAGCCTAATCAAGCACGTAATTACGCACCAAACCTAACGTAATTATATCACACATGGGCATGAAAGACTAGAGAAAAGCTTATTTCAAGGCTTTTCTTATTAACTAGATATAACATATTAACAAATCAACCATGGGGAGTAATTACGATGAGGAAGCGTAAGAAGGTCATATCTAAAAATATGATAGAGGTACTTGATTATCACACATCAAGAACCTATAGGAAGAATGGAGAGCGTGTAAAAAAGAAAAGCATCACACCAGAAGCACAGAAAAAGCAAAATGAAAAACAAGCAGAAGCAATGCTGCGTATGTTGATTGATAATAACTTCACTACAAATGATTGTTACATCACACTCACATATAAAGAACAGCCTGCTACATGGGAAGATGCAAAGAAAGATATTCAGAATTTTATAAGAAGGCTAAAGCGAAGATATAAAAAACTGGATAAAGAATTGAAATACATTTACATAGCGGAGGGGAGAACAAGAATACATTTCCACATGATCATAAATAATGCGGAATTGTATTCAGATGAAATCAATGAATTATGGCCGCATGGTATGCATAAGCTGATGTTGTATCAAGGTAGAGCAGAAGACGCAGTGAGATTAGCAAGCTACTTTGTAAAAGAAAAAAGAAGTGCATGCTACTCAGATAAAGAAGATGCATTTAAGCGCAGGTGGAATAGTAGCAAAAACTTAGAAAAACCAAAAGTAAAAACAGAAATATTGAAGCCAAGTGAGTGGAGGGATTATATCCAACCGCCAAAAGGTTATTACGTAGAAACAGACAGTGTAGTTGAAGCTGTATCAGATGAAGGGTATCCTTACAGATTTTACAGATTAGTAAGAATTGAGGAGGTAAAACATGGAACTACTAGGAATAGGCATTGTGATAGGGGCAATGCTAGGAGTATCAATAATGGCATTATGCGTAATTAGTAAAGAATGTGAGAAATGGGAGGATGAAGTAAATGATAAACGTAAATGAAGTATTTTTGAGCGGTAACGTAGTAGCAGATGCAGAACTACGATATACAAAAACAGGAAAGCCAGTACTAACATTTAGAATGGCAACAAATAAATATGTGAATGAGCAACAGAGTACACAATATCACAACATAGTATGTTGGGTTGATGCGGAACTTTACAGTGGGTTACGTAAAGGTGATTTTGTAGCAGTAAATGGCGAATTAAGAACTAGATCCTACGAAAAAGACGGAAGTAAAAGATACATTACAGAGATTGTAGTCAAAAATCTTACATATGGACTTAAACAAAATGAAAGCGGAGCAAGTAATTTTGAAAATGGATTTGTAGATGATGATGAAAATATTCCATTCTAGGAGGGAATATGCGAAGAGGTAGACCAAGAAAAATATGTAGCCATTCATTTGGACCAGCAAAAAGCGGTGCATTATGGGTGAAAGCATCTTGCCCTAAGGGGAAAACATCAATAAAAGTATTCAAAGGTAAAACTGCAGGTACATTACATTGGCAAAAGAAAGAAGAATGTGAAGACTGTCCTGCATATGCTCCAACAAAGATTTATAGAACATAAAAATATATGCTGAATTGATGCGGTGAGTAAATAAAATGGTTAGGTCATATAAGAAGTATTGCCTAATAGTAGGGGACAAAGTTATGAACCATGTAACAACACTATTCAATAGTAATGAGTTTGGGGAACTTAGAACAATCATTATTAAAGATGAAGTGTACTTTGTGGCCAAGAGCGTAGCAACTGCACTTGGCTATAAAGATACTGCAGATGCAATTAGAAAACATATTGATGAAGAAGATAAGCTGCGTTGGCAAATTGCCGACACAGGTCAAAACAGAGAAACATATTTAATCAATGAGTCTGGACTATATTCATTGATATTGAAATCAAAGATGCCAGGTGCGAAGAAATTTAAACGCTGGGTAACTAGCGAAGTACTTCCACAAATTAGAAAAACAGGAAGCTATGATCTACATATTCCAAAGACACTACCAGAAGCATTGAGATTATACGCAGACGAAGTAGAAGCACATAACCAATCAAAGGCTATCATTGAGCAACAGAAACAACAAATAGCGGAATATGAGCCAAAGGTTGACTATGTGGACAAAATACTAAGCAGTACAAATGCAATGACAGTAACACAGATTGCTGCAGACTATGGATTAAGTGCTAAAGCTTTAAACAAGATACTACATGATGCACACATCCAACGTAGCGTAAACGGTCAATGGATTTTGTACAGCGATTTAATGCGAAAAGGGTACACAAAGACTAAGACACACACATACATGACTACAGACGGAAGATTGGAGTGCAAAGCATCTACACGCTGGACACAAAAAGGAAGATTGATGATACACGAGTTACTAAAGAAACTGGGCATCAATGCAGTGTGTGTGGAGGTAGCATGAAGCCATTAGTATATAAAGGCCTACGAAAGAACGTGAACAGGTCAGAATGGGTAAGTAGTGATGAAATAAAGCAAAGCTACTTACAAATAAGACTATTAGCAGTAGAAAATGATACCTATGCATGGGTACCAATTGAGGACGGAACACTATGTAGAGGAAGCGAAGCAAAAGACACACTAGGACAAAGAATATACGAAAAGGACCATATTGAGTTTGATTGCAAATCAATACAAGATACACCAATGGTAGGGGAAGTATATTACAGCGTTGATAAATACCAATGGAGATGCAAGGCAATTAACCAGCAGGACACAACACAACATGATGCGGTATTAGATTTTGACTTAGCATTTGTATTAAATAATGGGAAAGTTAAAGTAATAGGCAATAGATTAGAGGGCTATGAGCATGAATGACAGATACAGAAATGTATGTAAAGCACATGATCATATTGTAAAAGGGCGCTCAAAAGAAGTTATTAAAGCGTTCATCCCACATTGGGGATATGTATTCATATCATCTGATGCATTGATGAAGGCAAGGATGCGAAGAGATGAATTAAAGGGGGAGCAAAGTATTTAATCAATGGGCAAGGAGTTATTATGAAACCACCATGCAGGGAGTGCCAATTTAGAGAAGTAGGATGCCACAGTAAATGTGAAAGTTATATTCAATGGAGAGTGCAGCTAGATAAATATAACGAGCAGAAGAATATACAGGGAGATGCCTATAAATATGTTGGGGATAACGTAAGAACCATTAGGCACAGGATGAGAAAGCTAAAAGGGTATAGCTGCACTGTAAAAGATTAAGGAGCAAACATGCAAAGAAAATGTCATAGATGTGATAGGTTGTTTACACCAGATAGCCATAACACATGGTGTCCAGATTGTAGAGTAGGCAAACCAGTAGAGCCTAGAAAGACGAAGGAACAACTAGAGCAAGAACGTGAAGCAAGATTAGAGAAAGCATTTAAATACACAAGATACTGTGTGCAGTGCGGAAAGAAATTTCACACTAACAAACGAAATAAAGTACTCTGTGGGGATTGGGTGTGCGAAGATAAACAACGGAAAGGAAAATAAAGATGAGGATACTAAGCATTGGATTTGGGGATAAAAAGAAAGTAAAGTATGAGAAAGTAAATAATGCTGGTATTACTGAAACATATCAACTGGTTACAGAAGATGATTTCAGACCAGAGATATTAGAAGCATATGTAAAAGCAAGAACGCTAGTATTTGAAGTATTTAAAGTATTTAAGCTGTTTGAAGAAGAGTGGATGAAGATTAAATCCATTAACTTTAAATGGCATAAACAACTGCCTAGAGTTATCACAGAAGTTAAATATGTGCTTTTGATAACAAATAAAAAAGGTGATGAATGTACAATTAGTACTTCATGGCTCAAAGTAGAAGAGGAAACGCAAGATAAATTAATTCCATTAGTTGAAGAAATTGAGATGTTTGTAAAAGGTGCAAGAGCGCAGGGTAAACTATGGGAAGAAGAATTGGCAGATGATGCGGCTGAGGGTGAAACATTTCACATCAATGATCTAGTACAAGAGGGAGAAGCGGATGATTAAAAACCAATTAATATATGTAGCTCATCCATTTGGAGGAGATAAAGCCAATAAGTATTCCATTGATACAATCATGGAAAACCTAGTAATGATAGATAAGAACAATACATATCTATCACCTCTTCACAATTTCAGCATGTTGTACTTTGATACACAATACTCAAAAGGCTTAAAAATATGTTTGGACATGTTAAATAAATGTGATGCCTTAGTATTATGTGGGGAATGGGAAACATCTAAAGGCTGCATTGGTGAATGGTCATTTGCAATAGCAAAAGGGATGCCAATATATACATGGAAAGAATGGACCGATAAATTAAAGGAACAGGGGAATAATAGCCGATGACTGGAAGGGAATATTTAAATCAGATACGTGATACTGATTTGAATATAAGGTGTAAGGAGAGAGAATTATTTAGAATAAGACAAGATATCATGAGTTTACAAGCCATTGATTATAGTAAGGATAAAGTAAGTGGAGGGCAACCAATTACTATTGCGGATAAAGTTGCAAATCTTGATGCGGTTACAGAAGAGATTATGAAAGAATGGAGTGATTTCTTGCAGGAGAGAGAGCGAGCAAGATTTATGATCAATCAAATTTGTAGCACTAAGCAAAGGATTGTTTTAGTAGATAGGTACATTAATGGATGCACCTGGGAAAAGGTAGCAGAATTAATAGGGTGTTCGGTGCAAAACATTCACAATCTGCATAAGCGTGCAATTAGAAATTTTGAAGTAATTTTTAAAAAGGTTGATAGTATTTGACTATCAATTTATGGGATACTATATGTGGGCATGGATGAAGAGAACACTTTCAACAAGCCTCCTAGAAAAACTACACACTATTAAGGACTACATCATACACAGGTCGCACAACACAGTATGATGCGGTCCTTTTTAGTTTATAAGGGGTATTTGATGAAGCATAAAAGAATTACATCCAAGAAAACGATAGAAGAAGTTCGCAAGCCATATTGTGAAATATGCGGACAAAGAACGAATATAGAACCGCATCATATTAATACACGTGGCAGTGGTGGTGGAGATATTAAGGAGAACTTAATACAACTCTGTACACAATGCCATATCAATACACACAGTGGACAATATCCAACTAAAGATGATTGCTTAAATAAAGTAGCAGAGCGTGAAGGTATTACATATGATGAAGCCTATGCAATAAATCGTAGAGCAATGGGATATGATGTATAAAATGTGGTGGCCTAGAAAAAAAGGGGACATTTTAAAAAATGGCAAAAGACTATTCTAAAAATTTCTATAACTCATATAGATGGAGAAGATGTGCAAAAGCATATGCAGAATCAAAACTCTATATATGTGAAAGATGCCATGGATTAAAAAGTATCAATAAAGCAGATGGGACTAGACAGCGTTGGGTAGTGCATCATAAAAAACCACTAAACCCAAACAACATCACAAATGATGCGATTGCGTATGGTTGGGATAATCTTATGTTCTTATGTATTGAATGTCATAATGCAATACATGCAGAGCTAGATGCTATGACTACACCTAATGGATTGACGAGCGGTGCAAGCCTATTAGTTAGACCGACACGTGGGATGATATTCAACGAGTTAGGTGATTTAGTAGCTGTAAATGATAATGAACATGATAATAATTGACTCCCCCCCCATAATTTTATGG